GTCTGTCCCTGTCTTTCGAGTCCCGTTTCACAAGGGAGAACGCATGAACCGTGAGATCAAGAAGCGTTGGGTTGCCGCACTCCGTAGTGGCAAGTACCGTCAGTCGTGTGGCCATCTCCGAAAGGACGATTGCTACTGCGCCCTCGGTGTCCTGTGCGACCTGTTCGTGCAGGATCGGCAGCAGGACGGCGTGGCATGGATGTCCGTCCTCGGTCACTACGCCGTGCATTACGAGGAAGGCCAGCCCACCTACTCCTACGACTTCCTTCCTCAGCCCGTGATGAACTGGGCAGGACTGACCCATGAGAACCCCGCGTTCTTCGTGGAGGAGTCCGAGGATTACTTCACCGTGTCCGACCTCAACGACGATCAGTCGCTCACGTTTGATCAGATCGCAACCATCATCGAAGAAAGCCCCGACAATGACGCAGACGAATAAGTTCGACCTCCACTTCGTGTTCGACCAAGACTCGGCGTTCTACACGCTGCTGTACGACTGCACCTCCGTGTTCATCGGCAACGATGACGAGGGTCTGGTGGACACCAAGGCCGTGCTGATCCGTGCCACCAAGTTGACCGCCAAGACCGAGCGCGTCTGGAACTACGGGGACAACCGTCCCAAGTGGCTGCTCGACTTCATGGACAACTCCATTGACGAGATCAACACCCGCATCAAGGATGCTCTCGACAAGAAGGTTCAGAACTACGCCGGAATCTATTGACAAATCAGGATCCTCGTATAGGATTCACTCAGTCAGGGGATCGTCCCCTGTCTTCACACGACTGGTCTAGTCACTAGACCGAAACGAAAGGAATGGAATGCTTCTCAACGTCACTCTGTCTGCGGAGTCCATCAGCGAACTCAAGGCTGTCCTGACTCCTACGTCCGCTCCGCTGTTCGACCCCAAGTCGCAGTTCGGAATCGATGCCGCCTGTATTGCCGAGGAGGTCATGGAGAACCACGGCCCCGCACTCGTTGACGGCATCGTGGATCAGCGGGGCAGCGACCTTGCCGGAAAGATTGCCGAGCAGATCGATGCTCACGAGGTCGCCTCCTACATCGACATGGGAGACCTTGCCCGTGAGATCGACATCGACCACGACGAGGTGGCTCGGATTGCTTCGGAACAGGTCGACCTCTCGGACCTCGCCCGTGAGATGGCTGACGAGATCGACATGGACGATGTGGTCGGGCGGCTCGACATGGATGACCTCGCCTCCCGTGCGGCTGACGAGATCGACTGGTCGGCACACATCAACCACAAGCAGATCGCCCTGCAACTGGTGACCCAGTTCGTCAACAACAAGGAGTTCCGCGACTGCTTCGTGAACTCCATCGTTGAGCGGCTCTCGGGCATCACCAAGTCCTGAACCTTTCGATCCCACGGTGGGGCGCGCATACCGTGGCTTTCCCAAACACGCGCTTTCCCCTATTGACAAAATCGTTGTTGGTGGTAATATGCACACATGGAATCATCACGCTTCCTGATCACCGACTCCATTGCCAAGGTTGCCGAGTATGTCAGCAATGGCGACAAGGAGTCAGCCTTCAACTTCGCCTCGCTCGTTGTGTGGCGGGTTGACCAGTACGAGTCGTGGATGACGGACAACGAGTCCGCATTCATCGACAAGTGTCTCCAGTTCAAGCCGCGTCGGCGGCCCAATGTCTAGCAACTAGAAAGGTTCAAGCCATGACTACGCTTCGCACTCCCCGCAAGACCTACCGTGACCTCAAGGACATCGCGTCCATCCCCGTGCCCGATCCCACCGAGACCTACTGCCCGGTCTCTCAGGAGGAACTGTGGGAACGGGTCCGACAGGCATTCACTTTCCACGGGTACAAGACGAGCAACGACCTTCATCAGGTTCACCGCAAGCGTCCTCTGTTCCTCAGCAGCATGGAGGTCTCCCATGTAAACCTCCCCGAGCAGGGCGGCAGCATGACATGGACGGTCGCCGTGATGAACTCCTACGACAAGACTTGCTCTGCCCGGATCATCTTCGGCGGCAAGGTGTTCGTGTGCAGCAACGGACTGATCGTCGCTGATCACATCCTGCGTACCAAGCACACGACCCATGTCTGGGATCGTCTGCCCGTCCTCATCTCCAAGGCGGTCGATTCCTTCTACGACGAGGTCAACGGGTACCACGATCAGCAGGAGCGGCTCAAGGAGGTCACCGTGGGCACCAACGACCTGTCCGCGTTCACCATCCGGCTGGCTCAGCGTGGCATCCTGCCCAAGTCGCAGATGCTTGACTTCTACGAGGAGTCGGTCGCCCCGCAGTTCGACTACCAGACCAAGTCGATGTGCCTGTGGAATTTTCAGGCTGCGTACACGCACCTCGCCAAGACCATGAACCCCGTCGAGCGACCCGGTCGCGTCATGGCCTTTGACGAAATGCTGCGAAAGGACTTCGACTACGCATTGACCTGATAAGATTGGGGCCGCCGCTAGTCACGGCGTTCTCCTTTCCTTTCGAGCCCTCCGTACCCGTAATTGGGTATGGAGGGTTTTTATTTGTGGTATGCTTCGTCTAGCGACTAGACCATGAGACAAAGCAAACTCGACAAGGAAATGGTTGAACTCGGCAAGCAGAGGTATTCCGCGAGGAAGGCCAAGGCGACCGAGATCAGCGCGGAGAGCAACACCATCCCCGGTCGGATGCTCCTCAACAGGGCGACCACCGAGTTGGCCAACGAGATCGAATCGTGGCTTGCCAAGGCTTCGACCGGGCCGGGGCGTAGGCATCGCTGCGTTCCCTTCCTTCAGCAGATCAGTCCGCAGAAGGCCGCAGTCATCGCCTCCAAGGTGGTCATCGACGCGCTCTCCGCTGAGCGGATGCTGACCGGGACTTGCATCGCCGTTGGCCGTGCCATTGAGGATGAGGTCCTTCTCTCCGAGTTGGCCGACGAACACCCCGACTTCCTGCGGAAGGTGCAGAAGCAGACCTACAAGAAGGTGGGCCAGAAGTTCAAGCGGAGGTTCGCCCGTGAGGCAGCCAAGGCAGTCGATCTCGTCACCAAGCGTTGGGCCAAGGCCGATGCGCTGGCGGTGGGTCTGCTGCTGATTGAGATGCTGGCATCGCGCACCAACGTGGTCGAGATCATCACCAAGTTGAATGCCCGTGGTCGCCGCTACTGCATCATTCAGGCATCGAAAGACATCCGCAACTGGATCAAGTCGTGCCATGAGTACCACGAATCGCTTGAGCCGATGTTCCTGCCGATGATTGAGAAGCCGCTTGAGTGGAACAACCCGTGGGTGGGCGGCTATGCATCGCTTGAGTGGAAGCCGAGGCCGCTGGTCAAGAGCCGATCCAAGGCGTATCAGGAGTCGCTCTCAACTTCACTATCCCGATCCGTCTACGATGCTGTCAACTTCGTGCAGAACACGCCGTGGGTGGTTGACGGAGCAACGGCGCAACTCGTCCGCGAATGCTGGGCAGAGGGTCTCGCCTTGGACGGCCTTCCCCCGTCACGCGACGAGGAACTGCCGACCAAGCCCGTCAACATCGACACCGACCAAGAGGCTCGGCGGCAATGGCGCAAGGCTGCTGCCAAGATCCACTTCCTCAACGAGTCATACGAGTCGCAGCGGCTGCTCACGCTGAAGTCGTTGTTCGTGGCCGACAAGATGTCGGAACACAAGCGCATCTGGTTCCCGCACCAGTTGGACTTCCGTGGTCGTGGCTACCCGCTGCCGCTGTTCCTGCATCCGCAGGGCGTGTCATATGCCAAGGCCATGCTGCGCTTCGCTGACGGCGCGCCGCTGAAGACCGATGCCCAGCAGTTCCCCCTGTACATTCAGGTGGCGAACAAGTACGGCATCGACAAGTTGACCCTGAAGCAGCGCGTCCTGTGGGTCGAGTCGAACCGCAAGTTGATCGAAGAGATCGGCAGGGGCGATCTCGGCGGGAAGTTGTGGCGCGAGGCCGATGAGCCGTTCGCCTTCGTCGCAGCCTGTCGTGAGATCACGGGCATGTGGAGGCAGGGCTCCGGCTTCGTGAGCAGCCTTCCCATCGCCATGGACGCGACCACGCAGGGGCTCCAGATCTACTCCATGCTGCTGCGTGATCCGGTTGCCGCCCTTGCCACCAATGTGCTTCCCTCCGAGCATCCCTCGGATCCCTACAAGTTCGTGGCAGACAAGGTCATCGTCCGTCTTCGTGCCTCTGCTGATCCCATGGCAGTTGAACTGCTGAAGTTCGGGATCGACCGCAGCACGACCAAGCGGCAGACCATGACCCTGCCCTACGGGCTGACCCTGCACTCCTGCATCGGGTACACCCGCGAGTGGCTGGAGGACAAGATCCGCAAGCACGGGCACAACCCCTTCGGGCTGGAGATGTACAAGCCCGTGGCGTTCCTCGGCAAGATCATCTGGGAGTCCATCGGTGATGTCGTTGGATCTGCCCAGCGTGGCATGGACTTCATTCGTGCGTGTATGGCGGTGCTGATCGAAAACGATGTGACTCCGCATTGGATGACCCCCATCGGGTTCCCCGTGCGTATGCGCTACGAGAACTACGATGTCATCACCGTGTCAACCCGGATCGGAGCCAAGGCCAAGGTGCTGTCGCTGCGGCAGGAGAACGGAGTGCAGTCCAAGCGCAAGGCCCTCAACGGAGGCCCCGCCAACTACATCCACTCCCTTGACGGATTCGGCGGCCTCCTCGGGCACACCATCAACCTCTGTGCCGCCAACGGTGTCAACCACCTCGGATCCGTCCACGACCAGATCCTGTGCCTCGCAGCCGACTACATGAAGGTCTCTTCGTGCGTCCGTGAAGCAACTATTGACATTTTTTCCAGAGATTTGCTCAATGAATTCCGTCAGGGGGTATTGACAATGCTGCCTTCGTCGGCTAATCTGCCTGAAGTTCCAGAGTACGGATCTCTGGACGTTTCAAAGGTACGCGACTCAGACTACTACTTCAACTAGTCTAGTCGCTAGACAGGAGAACTCACATGAGTGCTACTACCAAGAAGAAGTTCGTTCGCATCACCACCCCGGCTGGCACCGCGATCTACCCGCGTCTGACCACCCCGGACACGAAGTTCGACAAGGACGGCGTGTACAGCGTGGACCTCGAACTCGACACCTCCAACAAGGAGGCCGCCGCGTTCATCGCCACGCTCAAGAAGGCCGCCGACGAGGCGTACAAGTCCACTTGCGAGAGCAAGGGCGGCAAGAAGTTGAAGAGGGCCGATCTCCCCATCAAGGACGGTGAGGGCGACATGGTCCGCATCAAGTTCAAGTTGAAGGCCAAGGCCGGAAACGAGGAGAAGTCTTGGGCGCAGAAGCCCACGCTCTTCGACGCTTCGGGCATGGCGATCCAGACCCCGCCGAACGTGGGCTCCGGTTCGCGCATCAAGGTGGCCTTTGAGGTCGTGCCCTTCTTCACCGCCATGGTCGGCGCAGGGGTCTCTCTCCGCATGAAGGCGGTGCAGATCCTCGACCTGAAGGAGTACACCCCCGGCGACAACTTCGATGCCTACGGCTTCAAGGCCGACCCCAACGGGTTCAAGGCTTCCGCGACTGCGACCGAGGCGACCACGGATACCGACGAGGACAACGACTTCTGATGAAGATCGTCCTGTGGGTTGATCCGACTCCGGCAAGCCGCCCCCGAGTTTCTCGGCGGGGGTTTGCCTACTACGGAAAGACCTACGAGCGGTTCCGCCGAGAGGCAAAGGCAGCCCTTGCGGCCCTAAAGAAGCCCAAGGGCTGCCCCCTCTCGGGGCCCCTGCATGTAAAGATCGCTTTCTTTTGTCGGTCGCCTAAGAAACCATCGAATCTTTGGCCAGTAGGCGACATCGACAATCACATCAAGTCGATCCTCGACTCGCTCAACGGATGGGCGTGGGAGGACGATGTCCAGATCATGTGCATCGAAGCCACGAAGCAGTACGGCAGAGAGCCACGAATCGAAATCGAATGGGAAGAACGAAATGACCAGCCACAGCGAATCGGAGTTCGTACAGCATGAGCCGTGCCCCGGATGCGGGAGCAAGGACAACCTCGCCCGGTACACGGATGGACACGCATACTGCTTCGGGTGCAAGCACTACGAGCCAGCCACCAACGCAGTCGAGAAAGCCGACCTTCCCAGAAGGACGGACCTGATCCCGGTCGAGTTCGCTGCCCTGAAGAAGCGGGGCATCAGCGAGGAGACCTGTCGGTTCTTCAGGTACGGCATCGGGCAGTTCAACAACCAGACGGTTCAGGTTGCCCAGTACATCAAGGACGGGGAGGTCGTGGCCCAGAAACTGCGCTTTCCCTCCAAGGACTTCATCAGCATCGGGGATGCCAAGTCCCTGCCGCTGTACGGAATGCACCTGTGGCGTGACGGAGGCCGCATGGTCACGGTTACCGAGGGGGAAGTGGATGCCCTCACCGTGAGCCAACTCTTCGGCAACAAGTGGCCTGTTGTCTCCGTCCCCACGGGTGCGTCCGGTGCCGTCAAGTCGTTCCAGAACAACCTTGAGTGGCTGGAGAAGTTCGACTCGGTCGTGATCATGTTCGATGACGATGAACCGGGACGCAAGGCAGCCAAGGAGTGCGCTATGCTGCTGACCCCCGGCAAGGCCAAGATCGGGACGATCCCGAACTTCAAGGACGCGAACGAAGCCCACATGGCTGGCGAAGGAAAGAAGGTGATCGATGCTGTCTACGGTGCGAAGGCTTACAGACCGGATGGCGTGGTTCTGGGATCTGATCTCTGGGACACCGTCAACGAGGACGATCCCAACGATTCAACTCCCTACCCTTGGGCGGCCCTTAACGAGAAACTCCTTGGCATCCGTAAGGGCGAACTCGTTGTCCTTACGTCAGGCACGGGCATCGGCAAGTCATCGGTCTGCCGCGAGATGGTGTGCCACCTCATCCGATCAGGCAAGAAGGTCGGACTGCTCATGCTTGAGGAGTCGGTCAAGCGAACGGCACGGAATCTCATGGGCATCCACCTCAACACCCCGCCCTACTTTTGGGCAGATCGTTCGATCTCTGACGAGCAGAAGCGGGAGGCGTTCGATGCGACCGTGGCGAAGGTTGTACTTTTCGACCACTTCGGATCAGTTGACCCGGAGAACCTCCTCGCACGAACGCGGTACATGATCAAGTCGTGCGGCTGCGACTACATCTTCCTCGACCACCTGTCCATCGTCGTGTCGGGACTCGGTGACGGGGACGAGAGGCGGCTCATCGACAACGCCATGACCTCCCTGCGCTCACTCGTTGAGGAGACACAGGCTGCCATGTTCGTTGTCTCCCACCTCCGCAGACCGGACGGCGACCGTGGGCATGAGGAAGGCGCGACCACCTCGCTGGCCCAACTCCGAGGCTCCCACTCCATCGCCCAGTTGGCTGATGCGGTGATCGGTCTGGAGCGGAACCAGCAGGGCGAGAACCCCAACGAACTGGTGCTGCGCGTACTCAAGAACAGATTCACCGGAGACACGGGTGTTGCCGGGATGCTGCGCTACTTCAAGGAAACCGGACGGCTTGCAGAAGTCGAGATGGAGATGAACGATGAAATCTGACATTGTGAACAGACTGCGTACCAACCGAGAGTGCCTTGCTCCGTGCCTGATGGACGAGGCTGCTGACGAGATCGTTCGCCTTGAAGGCGTGGTGCTTGGGCTCATTGCCGAGCGCGACGAGGCGAGGCGGGAATGTCGTCTGCTGTTGCTCGGTCAAGATGTGCTACACGGCGTGCGCGACCTTCCTGCACCTCCCGACGATCTGGTGACAATTGTGCCTGTGCCACGA